TCGCAACTGGTACACGGTATCCGCCAATGACCATTTCACGCATCGTCACGGCGAGCATTTCTCGCATGTCCTTGAAGTGTTTGCGCTCGATCGCTTCTCCTTCAGCCGCCAATGTGTCCGGCGCAGCAGCCATAAGCGTGTCCCAAACCTGAAAGTCATACGGGTACGAAAAGAGGTTCGCCTGTATCTGTCTGGTTTTCTGGAGCGCAAAACGCCACAGATCGCGGTCCTCAATGTGGAGCAATAGCGGCGGTGGTGTTTCTCCAGGGAAGAAGTGCTCCCACGTCAACATCGCGCCACTGTGTCCCATGTCAAACTTTGCAGTCACGTTAGCAGGTAAGTCGATCAGTTCTTCTGCCGCTGTCTTGTGGTGGTCAAGAATCAAGATTCTGTTAGCTTTCTCGGACATTTCCAGCAGTACCGGACGCTTGTAGCTGAAATCAACCATCACCACATCCATGCCGGTCACATCTGGCGGCGGCTCTTGGTATTTGGCTGGGTAGAAATCAATCTCGCCTAGCGCTTTACGAACAACCCATGCAGCCCCGAAACCATCTGCACAGTTACCGTGGTAGATGCACATTCTCATTTGTTAGTCCTTTCGTTAATCCTAAGTTCATGGCAACCCCCATATCCCGTAGCACTTCACGGGCTTCCTGTAGTCAAATTCCTCCACCAGATTCTTCACACTTTCCCGGTTTTCACGCTTGATGCTCTTCGGAACTTTTGCATCTTCGTGGTCGCCTGCTGCCCAGATAGCTGCCATGTTTTTGGAACTGTACTTTAATATGTAAGCACGTCGTTCCTTACGAAGTTTTCCAAGCAGGTTTTTAACAGTCTTTGCAGATAGCCCAATCCTACTTGCGATACTTTCTGCACTTCTCGGGTCAATCTGTATGATCTTTTCTATCTTATCCATTGTTACTTTTTGCGGGGCGAATTTCTTATGTTCCATGTTATTCCCCTTCACTCAGGGAATAAATCCGCTAGGATTTTCTTGAACTGCTTGATGCGGCGCTCGGTCAGGGCATAGTCATCCAGCTTAGAAATAATGCTGTTGAAGTCGATGTTATCCTTGGCGCATTCTTCCGTGATCTTCGCTTCCAGCGTCACTAGCCTTTCGTCCAGTTTTGCCATTTCCGTTTCTGCCTGCGACTTGATACGGCGTGCGCGGATTGGAGCAAGCGATGCGGTCAACGCATCTTTTGTCATGGCAAGAACTTCTTTCAGTGGTTTGAGTTTGAACATGTGTTTCTCCTTAAATGTCATCAACAAGCAAAAGGGTTGGGTTGTAGTAGTCGATTACCTGTTTCTCCCTAGGGATATTTAATGCATCTTGCATGTACGCAAAATTCTGCGTTCGATATTTATTAGCGTTAGTTTGACCCATGCCTTGATTACCTCTACCTAGAAAAATATCAGACAGACTTAAGGTATCCAGCGCGATATAGTTTTGCATTTTTCTACTCTCCATGTTAGTTCCCTAGAAACTTGAACTTTTATCCTTCTATTCTAGGTTAGCAAATGAATCTACCTATTCTTGATTGTCTTGGAATAGTTAATATGGATTCATGGGATTGTTTTACGACTGAATCAAGGACATTGGAATTGCTTATTTTTGATAGCCCGCAGATTTTTATGAGTTCTTTTTCTTGATTAGCTAAAGCAATAGCCATTGCCTCAGCACTAGCAGCATTAGCAGCCAAAGAAGCAGCACAAACGGCACCAGAAATACTAGCAGCCCAAGAAGCAGCCCTTGCGGCATAACTAGCAGCAACAAAAGCAGCCCTTGAAGAATCACTGTCTGCAACAGTAGAATTAACCCAAGCATCCCAAGCAGCATCACTGGCGATACTCCATGCGATTTTTAATTCTTCTTCTGAAGCATCTCCATTAGCAAATGCTTCGGCAACATCTAAAGCATTAAGACTTCTCTTGTCTTCAATGAGGTGCTGTATTTTTCTGACACACAAAATAGCGAACATTCTTATCTCTTTGTCATACCCATCGACAGCTTGCATGCACCAAATAGCATTTTTAAGTCCTTTAATTTTAAGTATCTCAAAAATGGATATAGGTTCGTCATCGGCTTCTGATTTACCTAAATAATTCAATAAATCTGCCCAAAATGATTCATCAGAGCTATACTTTTTGATAGAGTTTAGAGTTGTTAACATTTTTCACCTCCTTAAATTGTTCAATGGCACGTTTAACAGCTTCCAACTGTTCCTTGCGTTTAGCTTCTTCGCAGCGGGTGCAGCGGCAGTTCTGGTCAGCGATTTGCTTGACTGTGTATGTTCCGTAGACGATTTTCATGACTTAGACTCCAACATCTTCGAGCGAATCAGTCTCTTCATCATCACATTCTGCACAGAGATATAGGGTGTATTTCATCCCGTCATCATACGTCCATAAAACCGGCCATGTTGGACGCGCGCCACAATATGCACAGGGTTCATTTGATTCACCATTTATTGGTGATGATTCCATTTTTTGCATGTCACCTCCTTAAGGTTAGTTTTTCAACCGCTTCCGCGATGTCACCATCATTTATGAGTGCGTATTCGCACCATGATTTATCGTATGGTGCGATGTTTTTATTCGGATTAACCCATAGAATACGTATTCCTGCTTCAAACGCGGCACGATAACCGGCGGTTCCGTGAGCATCCCCGAATACCAGAATATGAGAAATTCCGGCTGCCTTGAGTAGTACCCAGCCGGACACGTCGTCCCCGTGACCTTTGCCGACAATAGGCGGTAGCTTTGAGAAGCGCTTATTGTTTCGCCCGACAATATCTGACGGGCTCAGTGAACCCTCAGAGCAATCTCTACCGATTGCGGGCGTCTTTGCGGCATAGAATCCGTCATAACGCTTGGCAAGTGATTCTGCTATGCCCCATGTGCGGTCGGCTATCCAATCGCATGATCCGCTCACGTCATAGAGCACTAGCAATCCTTTAACCGCCGGAACGTCGCGGCGCATGCGGTGTACCCGAAACTGTCGGGTTACTAGCTCATGCACAACACGTTTTCCGTCAAAAAGCGGCGATGCTTCATGGCGTGTAGCATCAGCCATTAGACGTGATAGCGCACGCGCAATGCGCGCCACTTCTGAAACTTTTGCTAATGCTTGTGAAACTTTCACAACACACCCACTGGATGCGCTGTGAAAGTCGGCCTCGGGTGCCCCTGCGTCCCCTTGTGAGGCCTTCGGCTCTCGTGTATTCCCATCAATGGATTCCATGCCGCCCATAGCAGGGCACCGGGTGCCATCCGGTTTATCGTCGGCTAGCATAGAATTACAATCGATGGGTCGGGATCCCATCCCCTCGGTCACCTCATCGGTTCCGCAATCGCCCCGGTCGGTGGGCATCCCCGCTTTCGCGGACAAGTCACTAAACCCCGGCATGCCGTCTATGACGTCATATCCGGCCGCTTCGTGCTCGTGACAGTCGGGCGTGTCTTCGATAGTACCCGCATCACAGGCACTATCGAAACCATCCCGATCATTAGCGCTTTTTTCAGCGGCATGCTCGCATTCCCCGCTGTTGCCGTCGCCGCCGTGTGTGTTAGCGTCGGCGTTGTCGTGCGCCTCTTCGCTAATGGGCGCATCCTCTCCTATCTTATGATCTGTGCGCTCGGCTTCTTCTTCGACTTCGACAAAGTCATCATCGAAGCCTAACAATACGCCGAAAGCGATCGCATTAGCCCCATGACGGCTAATAAGCCGATCTAGGGCACGCAACGCATCGTCGCCCCAGCCAATGGCGCTGGCGATGGCGTCCGCCTCAACGGTCATGGGCCACCGGCCACGGCTCATGAGGCGGCGGCAATCGCGGAGAGTGAGTGCGCTCATGCCGCCCTCCGGCGTTGGGCGACAATTTCGCCCCAGATTGCGGCCACGAGGCGGCGTACTTCGGGCGTGTCGACCGACAGCGCGCCTTCATCGGTGCGCGCGGCCCATGCGCGCAAGGTTTCGGCCACGGTTTCCGCCGAATCCGCGACCGTCCACGCCTCATGGCAAGCATGGGCAATTTCCTGAAGGCTGAGCGCTTCATTACCCTCAGCTTTCGCCACGATCTGTGAGGCGCGGTCTATCAGCTTCACCACGCCTACAGGTGCGCCGCTACGGGATGCGGCAAGGTCAACTCGTAGACCTTCGGGCATCGGCTGCATACGCAGACGGCGGCAACGGCGCAACAGCGCGTCAGAGTGCACGCGCTGACCGTTGCTAGTGATAACCACTAGCACACGGTCTAGCCGTGTCTGTAGATGCTCACCAGGGCGCACGGGCACGCGCCCGCTCTGGAGCCAGTCGAGCAGTAGTGCCTCGACCGACTCGGGTGCCTTGTCCAATTCGTCAAGGCACACCACAACCAGGTTGTGGTGCTGGCTTGCTTCAGCAGCCATGGCGAGTATTCCTGGTTGGTGTACGCGTTCTGCGTCACCGGCCACGGCTGCTGGTACGTTGACCCCGGCGAACAAATCATCCGCCCCGCTCCAGCTATGGAGTAGGGCATAAATAAATTTCCCGCCGTGCTCTCGGGCGATGGCCTCAGCAAGGGCGGTCTTGCCCGTGCCAGGAGCACCAGTTACCATCAGGGCACGTGCGCTATGCCATGTCTGTGCCATGAGTGCCGCCACGGCTTGAGAGGTGGCTGTTGTATGGCTATAAATCATCTCATACTCCAAAGATTAAGGAAATAATGTAACCAATCACCACAACAATAAAAACATGTCGATCAGTTAGTCTCATATCATTCCCCTTTCTGCCTCTTTCTTTGCTTGCGCACGAATCCAGTCCATGCAATCAAGCCTAAGATTGCCAATAATGATACTTATGTCTCCGTGACCTAATATAAGGTCAGTCATTCGTTTTTGAGTATCAGGGTTGTCACAAATTTGCGAAATAAGAGCATTGATTACCCATTCTGAATCGCGCATACGATCTGATACCGCTTCTTCAATCCAAGCCTCTTTCTTGGCTTGGAATTTTTCTATAGAACGTTTCTCCGCCTCTGTTAATTCCGGCGGATTTACTGGTTGTTCCACTTTTAGATCAATCATTACTTCCCTCCTTTTTCGCGTCATGCTCGAGGCCGCGCTTTATGTAATTAACGATTTGTGCAGATATGGTTCTGTCATTAGCTTTCGCACGCTGTTTTACCTGCTTATGTAGCTCGCTGGTTAGACGAACAGACATAAAAGAATTTTTTGTTGCTGACTTTAATTTATTTGTCATAATTTTCCTTTTTTGTTAAAAAAAAACTCGTTGATCTTTTCTTTTGCATCTTTACTACCTTTTCCAACTATACATGAGTATTTCTCACGTTTCAAGTAATTTATAACATCTTTTTGTTCTTTGCTCAGACTCCCGCCTTTGGTTCGTTTCATCTCTATCCATAATCTCCAGGCGGGGACGAAAAGATCAGGAACACCAGGGACAACGCCTTCGGCTTTAAGCCTTGCAGCAGTTGCCTTGTTTCTTGATCCACCGTTGGGTATTGAAAAAATCAAGACATCCTTGAACGTTTGGCGAAACCAGCGAACAAAATCACGCTGTTCTTCATGTTCTGTCGGAATTCTGTCTTGCATCATGACCACCTCCTTTTAATTACTCTAAAAAATTTCCCATCTGGCTTGTACTCGATGCTCTTTGGTGGCGTCGCATTGCTCATATTGGCTGCAATGTAGTCCAGCCCTTCGTATTCTTCAAGGTGCGCAGCATCAGATAGTTTCGCGCCAGATAATTGTGCAATATTCATCAATAGCCTCATGGCCTTCTTCCCTGCATAGCCATCGTGGAGCACCGGCAAATACTCGGTGATCGGCTTATCTGACAGGCCGCCGTAATAAGTACAAGCGAGCATCAACTTTCCACTAGCACGGCTGACATGCTTGCGCCATATCCAGCTAGTCACCTCAAGTTCCTTGCCTTCCAGCCCCATGATGTCATCATCATGCAGAACCAGCTTAGGCTTTTCAGGCTCGGGAAAAGGATGCCCACAGGCTGGGCATATCATGACGCTGACATGCACAAGCTCATTGCAGTTGTCGCACACCTTGACCGGCGCTTCGCCATTGCCTTCACCGCCACGCTTTGGCGGTCGCACGTTGGTAATTGGACCGTGCGTTGCGATAACGCCCGCGAAGTCGAGAACCAGGCAGTGATCGGTATGGCTCTTTGGGCGCATTCCGCGCCCGGCCATTTGAACATATAAGCCAGGCGACATCGTGGGGCGTAGCATGGCAATCAGGTCGATGTCAGGGTAATCAAATCCTGTAGTCAATACGTTTGCATTGGTTAGCGCACGCAGACGTCCTGCTTTGAAATCAGTCAGAATCCGCTCGCGCTCTTTTTTTGGTGTCTCGCCGGTCACGCACTCGGCAAGGATACCTTGCTCTTGCAGCACGTCTCGCACATGCTCGGCGTGCCGCACGCCAGTACAAAAGAACAGCCACGCCTTGCGCTCTCCAGCCAGTTCGATCACTTCTTGCACCACGCGAGTGTTATTGTCGTTGGTATCTACGGCAGCCTGTAGTTCGCTCTCGATATATTCGCCACCGCGTTTATGAACGCCGGTTGTGTCTAGCTTTTGCCTTGTGATCTTGCTGCGCAGTGGGGCAAGGTAGCCCTTATAAATCAATTCCTCAATGCTTGTCGGCTCAATCAGATCATCGAACACCGCAGGCTTGTCGGTGATCATGCCGTGGCCTAGTCTGTAGGGGGAAGCAGTAAGCCCGATCACTCGCAAGTTTGGATTGATAGCTGTTAGCTCGCGCAGTAGCTTCCTGTATCCGCCTTCATCCTTATGGCTGCACAGATGCGCCTCGTCGATGATCACGAGGTCGATGTGACCTATTTGCGATGCTCTGTTTCTAACCGACTGGATACCGGCAAAAGTAATCGGCTCACCCAGTTGCCGCTTGCCCATTCCTGCACTGTAAATTCCCATCGGCGCACCAGGCCAATGAAGGCGCATTTTCTCCGCGTTTTGCTCGATTAGCTCTTTAACATGCGTGAGCATGAGTATTCGAGTCTCCGGCCATTTTTGCAGAGCGTCCTTGCATAGTGCCGCGATGATGTGGCTCTTGCCACTTCCTGTCGGGAGTGAAATGCATGGGTTGCCCTTGTTGCCAGACTCGAACCACGCATAAAGCTGGTCAATGGCTCGCTGTTGATAGTCTCTTAGCATGGCGTCAATCCTTGATGCCAACCATGATGCTGTGCGGCATAGGAAACGACACACCAATCGGTCGCCAAAGGTGCAGGCAGTTTGGGTGGTTGTTGACGTACTCACTGCGAGGCGGGTGGTACTGAATAACGCAGTCGTTTTCGTCCCAAAACAGCGCCTTGACATGGCACATCTCGTCCCATGTTGGGCAGCGGTCCTTGTGGCTAACGCTGACGTGTTCCCATCCAAGGCCATTGCTGGCTATAACGCGCAACTCCTGCTGGTGCTTCAAAGGTACGATAAAGCATCCGTTGTGCTCGTCGCCTACAGGGTAGCCAGGCACTAGCACGCGGTACTTGTCTGGGCACTTGAATGTCATCCATCAACCCTCGCACCAAACAACTCACGCACGGCCTCGACAAATTCATCGCCCATGCTGCACATCTTTGGATTGGCGAGAATCTCGCGGCTGGTATAGACATGCGCATCGCCTTCACCGTTAGCAACGTCGCGGCCATCGATTTCATAGATTGCCACCCATCGATCGAGGCTTGGTTTCATTTTCCAAGGCACTAAGTCGGGGTGCAGGACATGACCTACGCATCCATGCCGCTGAAAATCGACAGGAATACCGTCTGCATCGTGGTATTCGCAGCGCCACGTGCTGTCCGCCTTTGGCGTGGAATGGGCGCAGGTGCGACAATTAACATGTTCGGTAATGTTTGTTTCATGGCAAAAAGTTCTTGCCGGGCAGAAGCTACACTGATACCAGCTTGGATCAGTGCTGATCGGTGGCGGCATGCGATCATCAAGAGCAATCCGCTTACCACGAGCTAATAGCTTTTCAGCTATCGCCTTATCGTATCTAACTCGCTCGGTGTAGATTCGATCATCGTCCTTGCAGACGGCTACGTATAAGGCGCGGTCAATCTTTGTGCCGTGCATGTAGAGTTGCATCTGTGCAAAATGAATTGGTTTTGATTTTTCAACGCCGTTCTTTTCAAGGTCATCAAAAGACTTCTTCGAGTGAGTCTTGATTTCCAGCACATGCCGCTTCTTCGGCGCTTCTGGCACGCCGCCCTCGATGATGCCGTCGAGACTTCCAGATACGTGTGATCCAAAGTCAACTCGCTCTTGCTGCTTGCCGGTGCGAACGTCAATCCCGATGGCACGCAGGTCGGAAATAACTGTTGATTCTTCGTTTTTCCCTCTCCGAAACATGCGCAGGATACGACCTTGGAACTTCTCTTGAACAGCCCATCTAAAATATAGCCATAGCCATCTATCGCATGGGTGCCCCAACTGACTGCATCCCATGTGTGGCCTTGGTGGCTCGGCATGCGATTCGTGGTGCTGGTCGATTAAATGTGCTATAGTATTCTCTGCTTCTGGTATCTTCACGGTTACTCCTTTCTTTCTTTTATGCCCGGTCTACTCTCATAGACCGGGCTTTTTCTTGATTACTTCCTCGCCCAGGGTGGTGCGCTCTTAGTAGATGTTGGCGTAGGTGACGAAGCCGGTGCTGAGAATGTCGGCACGCTTCCGCTTATAGACTTATAACCCTTGACCTCATTGGTCGGATCAAATCCGTCCTGATCACGGATGGATAACTTGATTTGGAGCGTTCCACCAATAAGCTGGTCGGTATCGGTTATTCTTGATAGACCTATGGCACGCATTAGATCGCCAAGAT